ACCGTGCCAGTAACACCGTCAAGAGTACAGGCTTGCCAAGTCGTGTATTGCTTCCACCAATGCTTCTTGAACAGCATGTTGAAAGCGCGCCCCGCATCTTTTATCATGCGAGGCTCGCTATACAACTGCGTACCAACACCAGTCACTTCGCCCAAGATGCCGAGAGCATCTTGGACGATCTGTTGGATGGTTACAGACATGACTGACCTATGCGAAGTAGTGCCTGATCCCGTGCAGTCCACCATTCCCGTTGACGTTCACGGAGTCGTCACCGATCATGGCAACGAGAAACTCCTTGATGCCGTCGAACGCTGCGGTCGGGTTGTACAAACCACGAGGGTCGCCAGTCGCGGACGTTGCCGGATCGGTCATCACACCCGGCGTGAACTGCGCACCGACAGCAACCATCACACCGGCTTCACGCGCCCATGTCACGTCACCACGATATGGAAGACCGAGATTGTCACCAGACGTAATCGACCATGTAACGGCGTTGGTCGAGACCGTGACGATCTTCGCACTTGTGATGCGTTTGAACGCCTTCAATCCGGCGATGGGTGTGGCTACACCGTTGACGCCTGAGATACGTTGGAGGATCGGCTGGCCGAGATAGTCATATCCACGCCAATCAATCTGCCCACCCGAAGCACCCGGATCGGCTGACGGCGTGAAGATCAGCGTCCGCCCGTATGTCTCGGGCAGGGTAATGTTGATGGCAACCGTCGTACCGATGGCTGCATTGGCTGCGATACCCGATTGCAAGACCGCATTCGCCGCCGGAGCACCGAGATTGAACTGCTGCGGTTGCGTGTGGTCGATGGCATTCGAGTATTGCATGGCAGGGACGTACATATTGATCCCCTGCTCAAACGCTTTGCGATCACGAAACATTCGTCATCTCCCTTGTGTGAGTCAAACAGGCGTGGCTTCGGCAAGCTGAAAGACACCCTTGCCCATCATCTCGGGCATGATGTTACTTCCAGTTTTCGCCGTTGCCAATCGGATCACTTGATCTTCCATCGAACGCCACGCACCTTTGCGGGCGTTGTCATCTTGTGCGGCCAGCATCCGACCGAGAGGGCTGTTTGGATCACTCAAGCCCTGCATGTTGATGATTGGCGCTTCACCAAGACGCAGGTTGTAGTGTTTCAGGTCTTCAGGCGTTTTGAGCCTGACAACGTGACCACGGGGGAAGTATACGAGGTAGCCCGCATCTTCCTCAATGATGACTTCCTGAAGGCCCTTGCCAGCCTCGTACCGATCTTGCTTGCGCTTCACGGTACCTTCGAGATGCACAACGACGTAGGCAAGGCGAGCCCCTGTGCGGTTGCGCATCACAGAAATGTCAGACATAGGAACCTCAGTTGGTGAGATACGCATGCGTCCTGTATTGACGCCACGTACACAGTTGACCTTCCCACACGACACGGCGGCCGATGGCATCCATGTCCCACGGAGCGACGAGCTTCTTCACCTTCATGTTCACGCCTTTGAGAACGTGAAGGGTCAGGTATTCTTCGTTGACGAAGTAGCAGACGTTCGCCGGGAGCTTCTCGTCAAAAAGGAGCGGGACGCCGTTGTGCGTGGTCCCAACAATACCGAGATTGACGAGTGCTTTGCCAGTTCCGGTTGCATTGAGAGCAATCTGCTGTTTGTCGCGAGCAGCCGCTTTATGCATCCGATAGATGTTCCGTCCTGCGAAAATGACGGTCGGCTTCGGAGATGCTTGACCATCGGACTTCCTGTTCAGGTCCAGTTCGATAATATCGTCGAACGCCTCTTCGATGTTCTCCGGGGTCAGTGTACCCGCGAAGTTGTACGAGGAGTTGCGCCACTGGCTTTCAGCCGCAAGGCTAATGCCGCCGACGCTGCCCGTAGTTGGGTCCGCAACGATAAGATTTCCGAGTCCATTCGGATCAGTTCCCGCACCGACGCTGGTGTGATAGGAGGCGAACTGGCGCGAGATGCTCTCGTCAAGGGCCTTGATCTTGCCCGTGATGATCTTGAAGATTTCCGCACGGCCTTGGTTTTCATCGTCTTCCTGATCCGAGATAATGAGAGAACCAACGACGCGGGACATGAAGTATTCGACCGTCGTGAACTCGTTCGTCTGATCGATGGGCAGTTGGTCGTAATACTGCATCGACGTCACGTTGGGATTGAGCCCAACGATCAACGGGTTGGAAATCTGCGGACCACCGTCTTCAACGATGACACGCTTCTTTGCGTGGAGGTATGCGCTCACGGTGCCCGAAATCGCGGAAGCCATAATAAGCTTCGCCCGACTCCGCGTCAGCATCGCGTGAACCACTGTATCAAGCGCGGCCATGTGGTTTGCTCTCTGCTGTGTGAGTCAAACAACTATCCGTAGCTGTTCGTCTCACGGGTTACATTCCTGCGTCTGACATTACCTGTCGAGCGATTTGCTCATATGACAAGTTCACGTCAGCCATTTGACTCTTCGCACGGGCGGGTAAGCGCCCACGTCCAGTTGGGAATGCACCGCGTTGGCGGGTTCGGTCTTCAGGGGCTGGACCTCGCATCTGCCGTTGTGCAAGGTGCAGTTGCAGCTTCGCCCAAATCTCTCCGAGCGACATCTGAGGATAACGCTGAAGAACGCTATCCAACACCGGAAGGTAAGGCTTCGCATCCGGGTTCTGCGCAAAGAACTGAGCTACATGAACTTTGGCACCGTTAAATGCCTGTTCCTGCTCTCTCTGTTGTTGTTGTTGGCGTTGCTCCGCTTCGGTGCGCTGCCGAAGGGGTTGCATCTGTTGTTGTATTTCGCCTCTCAGCATGTCCGCGAGGGACTTCATATCTGTCCCACCGTTCAAGCCAAGCTCACTTAAATCTATACCATTTGCAGCGGCTCTTGTCAACAATGTTTTCAACGCTTGGACGGGATTGGACTTGGACATAGCTACAAGTTGCATCGCCTCAAGCTGTTCCTGAGGGGATATTCCAAGCTTTGTCATCTGAGCGTTTTGGGCTTGAAGTGTCTCGAAACGACTATAAACCTCCTTGCCAATCTCAACTGCACGCTGCAAACGGTTCGTCAAATCGCTCACATGTGCAGCGGCCTGCGCTTGAACGGACTGTAATTGTCGTGAGGCATTCGCCGCCTGTTGATAGAAACGGGCTTCTTTACCCGCTCTGGCAACAACGTTTCCTCGTGCATCAACGAGGTTCCCCTTCGCATCAGGACGGACTTCTGCCGATGCGGGAAGACGCTGCTGCTGCTGTGGAGGCTGTTGTTTCTGCTTAGGTTCGCGACCAAACTGATCGCGAGCCCTGCGAGAAGGTCGTTGACCTTCGCCCATGTCAACATCGGAAGCCTCTCTTTCTCCACGCTGACCGGAACGACCTTCGCGTTCGCCTTGGTCATCACCTAGACCATCGCCTAAGTCATCACCTTCGTCACCAGTATCAAGCTCAATACCGGAGTCGCCATCATCATCCGACACGCCAAGGTCTTCTGCTGTCAGTCCAAGACTTGCAGCAGGATCATTTCCAGCCATTGTACCATTACGCGGTGCCATAACAATCTCCCTGTTTGACTCAAACGGCTACGTTGCCCGATGGGGCTCTTTGTGGTGCATCAATGGGTGCCGCAGCAGGAGCTTGTCCGCCTTGTCAACCACCTTGCGCTGCTTTGATAGCGAATTGAATAATCTCTTGTGCAGGAACACCCTGCTGACGCATCTCCATGATTTTCGCCTTTACCTCAGGCGGCAAGGCCATGAGTATCTGCTCTATCTGTGATCCGCCTGCCCCTCCGGGTTGCGCCGGAGGGGCATTTGGATCGGGAGCACCTGTGGACGGTGCGGCACCCCCAACCTGAGCACCGGTACTCACGCCTTGTTGCATCGATGCTGCAATTTCCTTGCGCATCAGATCGAATTGTTCTGGCTTGATCGTAATATCCGTAAACGCCTGCTGAAACAGGTCGAGCATGATCCAAAGCGTTGATCCCGGTGCGGCCTGTGCAAACTGACCGATAGCTTGTGCTGCCTGAATAGCTTCACGTTTCTTGAATACACTATTCGGTTTCTCCATTGATCCAGCAACCAATTGCAATGTGTACTGTGAATTGAATA